CGTATTATCAAACGATACTTACGGGCCAAGCCGCCGGTCTCCAAGTCAACCTCAATCCCACTATTGACCAGCTGGCAGCACTCGCAGATGCTGGTGTTACCTCGATGGTGGCGGCAAATGAAAACGGAACGGTAAAGATATACGCAGCTGGTGCGGCTCCTGCGGCGATGAGCCTACAAATCACAAAGATTATGACTTATTAAGGAGGACAATAAAATGAGCGTAATTTACGGCAACCCAATCATTGCAGGTGGTGGCGGCCTTGAGCTCGTGGCAAATGTCGTTGACGGGGCAACCGTTACCGCTACCCTTGGCAGTAAGACTGTGACAGGCGTTTCTGTTGGTGGTCAGGCTCGGCTTAAAATACCGCAGGAGGGCAAGTGGACTGTTTCTGCAACAAACGGGACGATGGTATCTGCCCCGCAGGAAGTCAGTGTTCCTGCCACAGTTGACCTCGCATTACCTTCACATGTTCTGAACGATACAAGCTGGGCAATAATTAAGCAGATGTCTGACGCTGGCGAGGGTGCAAACTTCTGGGCTGTCGGCGACTGCAAGGAAGTGACCATGAACGGCAAAGTCTCTGATGGTCTTACTCTTACGAATTACACCACCTGGGTATTTATCATTGGTTTTAATCATAACGCCGAGCGTGAAGGCAACGGTATAGCATTTCAAGGATTTAAGGCAACAAAGAACGGAAAAGATGTGTGTCTTATAGACAGATTTTTCAACAGTTCTGTTCCATCAGGTAGCATAGCTTTAAGGATGAACGATTCTAGAACCACTGTTGGTGGATGGAAGTCCTGTAAAATGAGGACGATAGTGATGCCTCTTATCGAAGCTGCGCTTCCAAGTGACCTACAATCTGTACTAAAATCCACTACGATATACACAGATAATACAGGAAACGGAGTTGCCGGTGTCACTCCAACATCGACCGACGACAAAATATACATTCTGACACATTATGAAGTATTTGGCACTGTATCTCCAAATACTACAAATAAGGAAAGTTCTTATTGTAAACAATATGATTATTATGCAGCTGGTAATGATAAGCGCAAATATCGCAGTGATTTACTTGCGAATTCAGTATGGTGGCTTCTACGCTCTCCCAATATTCCAAATGGAGAGATGTTTAGAGCTGTTGATTATGCTGGTAATCCTGACGCATATTATGCGAATTCAAGTGCAGGTGTTGCTCCGTGCTTCAAGGTATAACATATGGATTACATTTGTTTTAACCGTTTTAAGCAAAAGGCTTTGTGCGGTGAAGTAAACATTCCGTATGGTACAAAACTTGATGAAACCAACGATGTAATCAGCCATTGTGGAAATCCCATTTGCTATACAAAAAGCCAAAACGCCTATGGCTATTTCGCAAGGAATGATGATGGTAAAGGCTTGGAGCGTGGGAAGCTGACAGCAGAAATAATCAAACTGCTGAATAACCGCAAAGACGGAAAGTACCAAGACCGATGGGATAAGATTTGGGGTGATTTATCCTTGCTGAAATACAAACGCCCTGAACATGATGACTATTGGTTATGGAACTATGATTTTTTCAATGCTTCGATTGAGGAGCTGGACAGAATAAAATCCATGATACTGGAGGTGTGACAATGTATAAAATCAAGGCAGAAGGCAAGGAATACTATTCAGACACTTTGGTATATGTGAAGAAAGCTGCAAACGGGTGCTATGTTCCTTGTTTGCCAGAGGAATCCGAATATGTTGTTGGGAAAGTGCCTGAAGATACTATCTTTGAGGGCGCTATTGTTGAGCCAATGAACGGCGGCGATGAATTCTCCAAGGCGAAATCAGAGATGAACGAAATGCTCCAGTTAATCGCTGACGCAGTAGAAGAAAAATACCAAGAAGATTTGGAGGTAATTAACAATGTATAAGATGATGAAAAAGCTAATTGAAAAGAAGTTTTACAAGACTGCTGCGGAAGCACAGGGAAAGCTGGATGTGTTCTTTGCTTGTAATAGACTTACAAACGATGAGTACAGCGAACTGACGATGCTGGTAGAAACGACCTATACGGAGGTGTAAGCCTATGGAGCCGAGCGTAATCGTGGCGATAATCACAGGCATTGCTTCCGTAGCAGCGGTTGTTATCACCAACAACAAAAGCAACATAGAGCGTGACAACAAGGCCGATATCGAGCGAGCCGTGACCAACGAGAAGCTGGACGAGCTTACGAGAGAGGTAAGACGGCACAACGGCTTTGCGGAGAGAATACCCATCTTGGAGGAACGGACAACCACCCTCACCAAAAGAGTAACCAACCTTGAGCAGAAGAAAGGAGCTTGACTATGAACGAATTTGTAACTTGGACTTCCCTTGGTACTTATGCAGGTGCAGTCATGATGGTCACCATCATCACCCAGTTTTTGAAGCAGACCCCTCTCAAGAAAATCAACACCCAGCTGCTTGCTTACATCATCTCTGTGGCCATCCTCATCGGAGCCGAAGCCTTTAACGGCTCTGCTCTGACGGTACAGGGCGTGGTGCTGTGCCTGCTGAACGCTGTTATTGTCGCTTTGGCTGCTAATGGTACATATGACGCAGCCACCACCGGCATGGTGAAAAAGGTCAAAGAGGAGGAATTCCCTCTTGAGGAGGTGGCGAAAGATGCCTAAAGTGTATCTTTCACCCGAACGCAGACCGGCTCCCCATGCTCCGTACTACGGCTTCCCTGGCGTGTACGAGCATGATGTGTGTGTAGAGATCGGCGCTTATTGCGCCGAGGCTCTCACCCGCTGCGGGTTTGATGTGATGGTCGCATCCCCCAACAAGACGATGCAGGAGCGAGTAGCCGAAAGCATCGCTTGGAAATCCAACCTCCATATGCCCATCCATACCAATGCCAGCACGGCCACCTTGAAAGAAGGGACTGCGCAGGGGCCGACTGTCCTGCGCTACGGCAGAGCCGGAGGCATCAGCGACCGGGCCTGTCAGATGGTCTACCGCAGACTGATGGAGATTTACCCCCGGAACACCCACCGAGGGGTCTATCAGAAGGACGAGTTTTACGAGATCGGCAGAACTCCCATGCTGTCGATCTATCCCGAAATCGCATTCCATGATAACGGGCAGGATGCTATTTGGATTGTGCAAAACAAAAAGCGCATTGCCGAGGCACTCTGCAAAGGTGTATGCGACTGGTTCGGCGTTGCCTACAAAGAGGAAGAAAAACCGCAGACAGATTATGATAAGCTGGTCGCCGAGCTGGAAGACATCAAAGAAAAATACAGAACCGAACACGCCAGCGCGCAGGCGCTGCGTGGGAGAATTTTAGCCGCTGTGGAGCAGTACGATACGGTGGCAAAATAACTCACTTTGCAACTCACTTTTGTTCCGAAAGTGAGTTTTTCATGCTTTTTTCAGCGGAATGAAAGTCGGAAAAACCGCTTGATTCCTACACTTTACGGCAATAACATAATTTTGCGTGTGGGTTCAAATCCCTCCATCTCCGCCACAAGAAAAGCCCAGTTTCAAGCGAAAACTGGGCTTTTTCTTTTTCCTTGTAACTCACAAAATAACTCACTTTTATTCCTGCGTAGCCAAAATACCGCCGAAAACATCATCAAGAGCGCTTGTTATCTGCTTTTCCATTCCGGCAACAGCGTGCCCGTAAACCCCGAATGTATCCATGCTCTTGGAATGCCCGACCAGCTGCTTTACCCAACCCTCCGGCAGCGCTTGTGCCATTGAGACAAATGTGTGCCGCAGCTCATAAGGCGTTGTCTGTGGGATATCATTTGCTTCACAATACCTTTTCCAGCTTCTGCGGTAGTGCTCTCCCCTCTTTACATCAAAGAGATACAGCCCGTTTGATTGGGCGAGCTGGTTCTTCAAAACCTCCTTGCCCATCTCGCCGACGAAAACGGCGCGTACAGCGTTTTCGTTTTTGCCTGTAGTGATTTCGTCGTATTCGTTTATGGAGCGTCTGACGATGATTTTCCCCGTTTCTAAATCAATATCATTGCGCATCAAGCCGCGCAGCTCTCCGGGGCGCAGACCGGTAAGGACTTCAAGGCGGTAAGCATTCACCAACGGGTCGACTATGCGCTTATTATAAAGCGTTGTCGTATCTTCGGCAAAAAGTTTAATGACATGCTCCGGCTGCAAGATGTTCTTCCTGCTTGCCCTCGCGCTTTTGGGGATAGCTATATCCTCCGGAGTGTAATTGCTCACTTTCGCTTTGCGGAGATATTTGCAGAAAGAGGTAAGATCTGCTTTTATGTTGTTGAGGGTCTTTTTGGATAGCTGCCCCTCTTGATACGCATGGTCAACCACGCGCTGCAGCACGGCGTCTGAAAGTGCAGATGCTTTCATGTGCCCGATCTGCGGGTCTATCCACTTCCGCCACCGTGCGTCGACTGGACGCCAGTTACTTATTGTTGTATGCGTTTTCAGCTGCTCCATATAGCTTTCGTGCAGCTCTGACAGGCGCAGCTTGGTTCCACTGATGCCAGAGGACAACCATTCATCAGCCTTGCGATTTGCTTCCCGCTGCCCTTCCCTTCCCGGCCGACTGCTTGTAAATGTTTTTCTTACGCCATCTTTCTGGACGGCGATCTGCCAGCGGTTCTGTTTATCAAGCCACTTTGCCGTATTTGTCCTTTCTTTCATTTTTCCCCTCCTGATAGACAACCGCCCTCGTTGCCGGGGGCGGTATTTATTAACCAATTATATCTATGTTTCCGACCTGGAGCTTTGCGCACTCCCCGTCTCTGTATATAGCAACGACATTATTTCTCGTGGAAACTCCCAAACCGTTTTGAGCATCAACATATGTCTCAACTTTCACGGCATTTCCTGTACGGATAAAGAACCATCCTTCGAGTGGCGTTAATCCACTGCCGGGGAATTTCGCAGTATCAGGGCTGGTGAGGGCAGCAAGGACAATATCCTCTACCTTGCTTTGATAATCCACCATATCCTCAACGGAAAGCAGCTTGTCATAAAACTTGCTTTTTACCTCTCCGTCCTTATAAAAAACATAGTCTCCACAATACGCCTTTTTTACCTCACCGTTTTCTATGTCAAAATTCACATAGTAATAGCTATCCTCAACGATAGTCTTTACACCGTCCACTGTTTTGATGCTTGTTGATATAAGGCCTATTTGTTGCGCTACCTCTTTTATTTTTTCGTCTGTTGCATCTTTTCCGCACGAAGCAAGCGCAATCAAAATTGCGACCGCCAACAAACAAGAAATTAGCTTTTTCATGACCTCTCTCCTTCCAGTCCTTTTTATTGTACTTTTGATTCGGTACGATTATATTTGGAAAGAACATCTGTTCTTAATCCCGAATTAAACCGTAGTTAAGGTTATTTGCATCGATTAGGACGAGGTATAAAATCATCATCGCCAGCAGGACAAAAATAACTGCGAAGAGTGTTTTGGACAGCTTCCGGCGCTGGCGCACCTGCTCTTTCAGCATCTCGATCATTTCTTCGCTGTTCTGGCTGTCTGTTTTGTTATAGACTTCCTTCACGAAATGCTTGTCGAGAGATATGTGCAGCGCTTGGCAGACGGAAGCAACGAGAAAAAGGCTTGGATTCTTGGTCGGCTCCGAAAGCAACCGTGAGATCGTCCTCTCAACAGTACCGGCATTGTCGGCCAAATCCTTGTGTGTCATTCCCTGCTCCTGCCGTTTTGTGGCTACCTCCAGCAAAAAGTTTTCCCAATTCCTTTCTTCGTCTGAATTCACAAACTCATCTCCTGTTTTTTGTTACCGGGCACTTTTGTCCGGAAAGCATGACAAATTTGACGCCAAAACCGCAACATTTGTCAGTACATATTGGCAATGCAATTTGTTACAATTGAATTGTACCAAATACCTACTGAATTTGGAAGGATTTTTATTCGACAATAATTGACAAAAGAGGAGGAACACCAATGGATTGGAACACGGCGTTAGAGCATCTTATTTTACAAATGACACCTGAACAATGCGAAAGAGCTATTTCTCTAATAGCAGCGAAATGGCCTTATATACTTTCTCGGCTTCCTCCGGCGAAAGAGTCCGGGAAAGCTCCATAAGTTTTTTATTGGCAGGATGCAGCTCACCTTCGGTGGGCTGTTTTTCTTTACCCAAAAGCTCGTCAACGGTGATGCCGAAGTAATCGGCGACCTTTTGGAGTGTTGCTTGCCTTGGTACGGAACCTTTGCTCCATCGTGTAACAACGGAACGCATAAACCCCATTTCTTCTGCAACAGCAGACGGGGACTTGCCTATTTTGTTGCACAACGCAACATAGTTAATGTAGAACAAAAGCAACACCACCTTTTTGTGCAAAACGGAGAAAGTAAACGAAGGCAACACTTTTCTATTGATTGTTGCGTTTGTTTACTGTACAATGTGGTTATGGGGCAACAAGTGCAACACAAAGCGGGCATCACGGATGCCAAATATTCATGTTCTTCGCAATAATATGATATCACTTTGTGTAAACTTTTGCAACAAAAACTTATAGAAGGGAGGATAGTTTGGATGCCTGCACAATGGACTGGCGACATGGTCGGCAAGATGCACAACAACAGAGTTACCATGACACAGGTCGCCGAAAGACTTGGCGTGACAAAGGCGTATGTCTGCATGGTTCTCAATGGTCACCGCAGCCCCAAGGACGCAGAACAGCGGTTCATGGCTGCGCTGGACGAGCTTATCAAAGAAAAGGAGGTAGGGAATGAATAAGTGGACAAAGTGTGAAATCGCATACTGCGTAATCCTGCTTATATGCACCGCAATAAATGTCGTTATTTGCGTTACCCGCTAACGGCATCGAAGATTGTTACGATTGCTGCCGCTGCGGATATGACGGCGAAAACAACCTTGAAGAACGCCTTCCACCACCAAGCACGGTATTCTCTTAACGATTGTTCCCCTGCATCGGTCAAACGAACCTTAACGCGACCGCTGCCGCCCCACCAGTACTGGCCGGGCTTTAGTACGGGGTAGAACAACCCGGAAGCCGCAATCTTTGCAAACTTTTCTTCCGATATTGTAATGGTGCTGCGATAGCGCAGCTTTCGGAGAGCGCGTTTTTCAGCTTTGGTCAACATCAAATCACCTCAACCATAGTTTACCACATGAAGGGAGGGATAGCAATGTCAAGGAAAGTTGATACCTACCGCAGGCTGCGAGCGCTGATGCTGGAACTTGGCCACGACCAGACAAGCCTTGGAAAGCGCACCGGTATGAGCCGCCAGCAGATCAGCGACAGAATGATATGCAAGACCCCATGGACATTGGAGGAAGTCTATAAGGTCTGCGATGCATTATTTATTCCAATAAAAGATGTCAAGAAGTTTTTCCCGCCAAACGGGGTGGAAAAGAAGGAGGAACAACATGGAAGCAACAACCAACACCTTTATCCGGTGGTTTAACTCGGATGAGATCGTACCCAGCAAGGACGGGCATTACCTGTGCCAGACAAATCCGGGAAGATACGCTACCTTGCCATTCAGCACCAAGCATCATATGTTCAATGTCAGCGTAGATAATGTGGATTGCGCTATCGCAGTCCAGTGGTGGGCATTTCTACCGGAGCTTCCGCAAAAGGAGGTACAGGAAGATGAGTAAAAAGGAGTGGCTGCAGGAAGCCTTGGCCGTAGTCCTCGGAATGGGAGCCATATTCGCAGCAGCGGCTATCCTGCTGCTGGTGAGGTAAGGCCATGGAGCAGAACGAGAGGATAGCAGTTATCCGGGAGAAGTTCCCCGGTTACACCAAGCCGCTGGACAGTATGTGCAAGAAGCCGGGCTATTACGGAATTCGGCGTACTGCAGAAGCGGAAGCGCTGATAGCGGACAAGCCCGGCAGGAAGCGGGAAGCAAACTATAAGCTGTCTGTGCGTATTCCTTTGGGCTATGTGAATATGGCGGAGTTCCGTCAGCAGCTTATCGAAATGGGTTACTGCAACTTCACAGCTTGGGTTCTGCGCTGTATCCGCCGCCAGCAGGAGGAGTACAGGCATAGAAAAGCCCCCACCGGCTCCGCAAAAGCCAATGAGGGCAAAGGTAGATTAAGCACCACCAATATACAAGATTCTGGTAGGGATGTCAAGTTGAAAAACGGGGAGGTTGTGGAAGCATGAACCCATACAATATCCCGGATAGGCCAATCCCGAGCTGTGTGGATAACTACGATGATAAGCCGCACATCTGCCCGGAGTGCGGCTGCGAGATCAACGAGACCATTTACATTAAGGACGGCATGGTCATTGGCTGCGAAAACTGTGTTAAGCGTTTTGACGCCAGCGATGCGGATGCTGACAGGTACTTTGATGAAGAACCAGACAGATATTAAGGAGGAGCTATGGAGAACTACTTTCGAGAATTGAACAGCATCAACTGCTCTGACAAGACAGAGAAGAAGAATGGCCTTACATACCTTTCTTGGGCATGGGCCTGGGGAGAAATCAAGAAGCTGCACCCGGATGCCACCTATACCATCTACGAGGATGCTAACGGCCTGTTTTACCACACAGACGGTAAGACCTGCTGGGTTAAGACTGGCGTAACCGTCAACGGCATTGAGCACATCGAGTATCTGCCGGTCATGGATAACCGCAACCGCTCAATCCCGGCCAGTGATGTTACCTCATTCGATGCCAATAAGGCAATCCAGCGTTCCCTTACAAAAGCCTGTGCCCGTCATGGCCTTGGCCTGTATATCTACGCTGGCGAGGACTTACCGGAGGGTGCAGAAAGAGAACCAGAGCCTACCGAGTATTGCATCGACTGCGGGCAGCAGATCACCGGTATCAACAAGCGCAACGGGGAGTATTGGCCTGTAAGCGAGATCGCCTCATACAGCGTCCAGCGGTTCGGCCGCAAGCTGTGCCCGAACTGCCAGAAGAAAGCCTTTGCCGCCGAAAAGGAGGCCGAGAAGAATGGAGCTTGACCTGTGGACTGAGCTGCAACAGAAATCGGCACAGCTTAATACAGCCGTTAAGACCTTGCGAAATTCGGGAAGCGAGTATGCTGCTGCGGAGCGGGACTATAAAGTCCTTCTCCGCACCGAATGCTTAAAGCTGAAAGACGAAGGTGTTGCCATCGGCCTGATCGACAAGACCTGCTACGGGATACCGAGCGTGGCAGAAGCACGGTTTAAGCGAGATGTTGCCGAAGCAGTCTACAAGGCGAACTTGGAAGCCATCAACAGCCTTAAACTGCAAATCAGGATCATCGATAACCAAATCGGCAGAGAATGGGGACAGGCTGGGAGGTGTGACGGTTGAAAAACGAATGGGGCGCAGAGCTTGACCGAAACGGTTACGCTCCGAGCATCGTACAGGCCGACACATCCAAGTGCTTTTTGTGCCAGCGCTCCGGTGTAAAGCTCGACCGGCACGAAATCTTCGGCAACGCCATGCGGAGCAAAAGCAAGCGCATGGGGCTTTGGGTTTCCCTGTGCCACACGCCGTGCCACCTGACACACGCACACGGCTGTGCCGAGGTGATGGACTGGCTGCACCGGCTGGGCGAGCAAGCCTGTATCGACAACTACGATTTCACTATCCCGATGTTCCGGGAGGAATTCTACACTAACTATTTGGAGGAAACAGAATGCTGAACAAAGCGATCCTTAATGGGCGGCTGACCAAGGCTCCCGAACTGAAACAGACCCAGAACGGCAAGAGCGTGTGCAGCTTTACCATTGCGGTAGACCGCAACAGTGACCGAGAAAAGACTGACTTCGTACCCATCGTAGCATGGGGCAAGACCGCCGAATTCGTAAACCAGTGGTTCGGAAAGGGTGACCTCATTACCATTGTCGGCCGCATCGAAGTTCGCAACTACGAGGACAAGAACGGCAATAAGCGCACAGCCACAGAGGTTATCGCAGAGGAGGTTCTGTTTGGCGGCAGCAAATCTACCGGCAAGGCAGAGGAAAAGCCCGCAGAGAGCGAGCAGGGCGGATTTGAAGAAGTCGAGGGCGACCCTAACGACCTCCCATTCTGACGGGAGGTGAGGATGAATGCCGAATAGATTGATAAAGGATAGCTTCCGCACAAGCGACAAGATAGCATCCTTAACGGATTTCGAGTTTCGGCTTTGGGTAAGTCTTATTGTTTCGGTAGATGATGCAGGGCGCGGAGATGCCCGACCTGCAATCATCAAAGGCAACGCATTCCCGCTTCGGGAACGGGTTACTGCAAAAGATATCAACGATGCGCTCCACGGTTTGGCGGCCAAAGGCTGCGTTTCCCTCTACGAGGTGGACGGGAAGCCCTACTTTTGGTTCCCGACTTGGGCCGAACATCAAAGGATACGAGAATGCAAACCCAAATATCCCGACCCGCCTAAAAACAGCGGCTTTACACCGTCTGCGGAAATCTGCGGCGAGTTGCCGCAAGTTGCGGCGGATTGCGGCGAGCTGCGGCCTGAATCCAATCCGAATCCGAATCCTAATCCGAATCCTAATCCGAATCCGAATCCAAGTACCCCCCATGCCCCCCAAGGGGGCCGGTTTGCCGAATTTTGGGCGCAATATCCTAAGAAAGTCGGGAAAGGAGCAGCGGAAAAGGCTTTTGAACGCATCAAGCCGGATAAGCAGACCTTTGACCGAATGATGGATGCCATATCTGCACAGAAGCGGAGCCGCCAATGGACGGAGAACAACGGCCAGTACATCCCAAACCCTGCGACATGGCTGAACCAGCGCAGGTGGGAGGACGAGCTTCCGCAGGGGGAAACAGACAATGTGTTCTTGCAAATGCTGCGAGAGGAGGGAGAGCATGACCCGATCTGAAACGCTTGCCGTCATGTCGATCTTGAAGGCCGCATACCCAGGTTATTACCGGGACATGAAACGGCAGGATGCGGAAGCGGTGGTGAACCTGTGGTCGGAAATGCTGGCAGACTACCCGGCTAACCTTGTGGCAGCGGCGGTTAAGTCCCACATTGCCAGTGATCGCAAGGGCTTTCCCCCGCATATTGGGGCTATCATAGCCGCTATTGGTGAGATCAGCAGACCGGCGGAACTCTCCGAGGGCGAAGCATGGGCACTGATTGCAAAGGCCCTGCGGAACAGCGGCTACAACAGCGAGAAAGAGTTTGCAGACCTGCCGGAGAACCTACAACGGTTGGTAGGACACCCCTCCCAGCTGCGGGAATGGGCCAGCATGGACACCGGGACATTGCAGAGCGTGGTGCAGTCCAACTTTATGCGCAGCTACCGGGCAAGGCAGGAGAGCGAGTGCAAAATGCAAGCCCTGCCTGCGGATATCCGGGCGAAGCTGGCCGGTATGGCAGAGGTAAAGCAGCTGCCCAGCTATGACCTGGCGCTGGCGGAGCGGATGATGGAGGAGAATGCGTGAAAATAACAATTCCAGAAATCCCCCCATCGCTGAACAAATACGCTGGTCGTGCGAACGCCTGGGACTACCGGGCAGAAAAGCAGCGCTGGCTGCAGCTGTTTGTTGCATACTGCCCCAAGTGCAAACCAATGGGCAAGGCGGTGGTGACCATCACCTACTACTTCCCCACCCGGCACCGGCATGACCCAGACAACTACAACGGCAAGATGCTGATGGACGGGCTGGTACACCGGGGAGTAATCGCCGATGATAGCTTTGACCATGTCGAGCTAAGGCTGCGTGGGGCATATGACCCAAAAAACCCAAGAACAGAAATTGACATAGAGGAGGTAACACAATGGGTAAACACGGAACGGAAATAGAGCGGGAGAATCCGCTTTTTAAGGGACAAAGTGCCGAGGAATTTATCAAGCGCTGGAACGCTGTCACCAAAGCCATAAAAATGCGCGCAGAGATGCCAGAGCATGAAAAGGTGGTGAAGTATGATGTCATACGATAAAGCGTCCCCTAACGCCAAAATCGGCTGTTCTAAATCAAATGACCCAGAGGTACTGGAACAACTGGTACGGGAGGGCAAGACCAACAGGGAGATTTCCTTAATTCTCGATCTTGATTACGGCTATGTGGCCCAAATCTTGTCTCGCTATGGAATCAAGAGAGACCCCAACCGGCCATGTAAGAGATGCGGAGGGCCGATAGGCAGCACCAACCCCAGGCAGCTGTATTGCAAGGAGTGCCAAAAGGCCATGGACAGCATCCGGGCCCGCAAAAGCAGTATGAAAAAAGCCGAGCCGAAGAAATGCGAATACTGCGGGAAGGAATATTTCGGCCAGCCGGGACAAAAGTACTGCTCAAAGCAGTGTTACAAGGATGCGGCGGCATCCGGTAAGTATAAGCGCCCCAAGAATTGGATAAAGCGCCGGGATGGGAAAATCGACATCGAGATAAGTGTTTGCGGCAAAACAACAGAGCGCAGGGAGAGCGTGGACTACTACGAGGCCCGGGGGATTTGGCACCGTGGCTGGATAGGTCAGGGCTATGCCGCCTTAGTAACGGTAGACGGCCATAGGCTGGAGACCCTACCGCAAATAAAGACATTCTTCGGATTTAGGAGGGATTCGCTATGAGGAACTGGACGGCAGCGGCAGTTACGATAATCTTAGCTGCTTTCTGCATAATGGTTCTATCGGCTATTTCGGCCGAAAGGTGGAATCATTTGGATGAAGTTGCCCAGGCGCAGATCACCGAAGAGGAACAGGAACGCCGGGAGCAGGCAGCCTACTACAAAGGCTGGCAGGACTGCAAGCAACATTATCTTGAGAATTTTGGAGGTGCAGAATGGACGCAGTAAAATTTTTAGAAGAAACTCGGAGGATATGCAATACCTACGATGTGTGCGAAGGCTGCCCAGCTAATGCCATAGAGCTAAACATATGATGAATTTCAGAAAAATCTTAAAGCTGTGTAAAGCAAAAGACCCATATGCACTTCAAACTCGTTCAGTAATGTTAACTTGTTTTCTTGCACTTGTTTCTTTCTGTTCAATAGAAATAGGTGGTTGGTTTATGGGATTAGTTGAACCTTCTCATACAGCAGTATTTTGGATGTTATTTGGTTTTGCAATTATTTGCTTTAGTCTTGGTATATTTATAGCATGGTATGAATACAAGCAATGCAATGGAATACAACCTTTAATACCAGATTATCAATATAGAAAGATAATGGAAATCTTAAATGAGGATAAGGAGAATAAATAGAATGGATGCTGTGAAGTTTGTCGAGGAGCGCAGAAGAATGTTTGCTGTGACAGGGGAGGCTCCGAAGTATACCTTATTCAACAAGGGTTCCAGCGCCGAAGATGTGGTAAAAGAAGTTGAGGAATGGTCTGCCGCCCATCCGCGCAAGACACTACAGAGCGTGTTTCTGGAGCAGTGGCCGGAGGCGGAGCTGACTAAAGACGGTGCCATATCGATATGCCCGGGTGCAGTCTCCGCCGCTTATAGAAACAAAACTGGTGGCTGCGCCTCCCCAACATGCCCGCAATGCGCGGTCTGCCAACGCGAGTTCTGGATGCAGGAGGTGGAGTGATGGAAAATTTGTTGCAAAACATCGCCAGTGGTCTGTGGATCGTGTTGGGCGTGTACTGTTTCTTCGTGTTAAGGAAGTGGAACAAGCGGTTCAGCGAGCTGTATGAAGAACTGAAATGGGAGGTGGAGTGATGGCTGAATACATTGAACGAGCGGTGTGTCTGTCAATTTTGCGTGCAAAAGCAAACATGGCGGTTTTAATGGACGCTGCCCCGTATTTTGAAAAAGCGGCGCAGATGTTGGAGAAACTTCCCACCGCTGATGTTGCCCCGGTGGTCAGATGCAAAGACTGCGAATACAGCTACGATGAAATAAGCTACTCCAATAATTTTGGCGCTGACAATGTGGTGTATCACCCCATCAACCATATACAGGTTGAGCTTTACACAAAAG